AAACATTGCAATTTGATCGGCTGGTGCTTTTATGCCGCTGGCACCATACAGCTTTGTGTAAAGCGCGTTTACATCACGCACACTTTTACACGCATCTAATTTTTCAGCTAAAACATCGTTGGAGGCGGCACCGACTGCCGGAGTGGATGCGACAGCCGGTGCCTTTGGTTTAGGCTGCGAACGGGAGGGAAACGCGCCACCACCGCTGGCAAGATTACCATCATCATCATTGCTATTCAATCCGAACATCGTCAACAAACTTGCCCTGCGGAAATATGTCACGCAGCTAATAAATGATTGCGGCGTGTCTTTTTCTGGGCTGATCTGCAAAAAGCTACTGATCTTTTCGCCAGTCTCCAAATGCACCACAGTCGTCACCAGCGCACCGTCTTGGAAATATTGCGCGAATGACAGCCCATATTCGGGCAGCACATCCAGCGCGGTTAGCACATCGCCAAGCGTTGAATATTCTGATTTGAACATCGGGTTTTTGCCAGACTTGCCGACAGATGCAGCCTTTCTAACATCGGCTAGTGCCGCGTGCAGTTTTAGATTTTCCATAACTCTTTTGCCCTTTCAAGCCACTCTTGTTTCATTTTCCATTGATACATATGATTCCAATCTGGGTCGGTGATTGATGCCAGCACTTTCGGATCGGTGCTGACGCGCAATAGGTTTTGCCGGATCAATGCTTTTTGGCGCATTTCATTCAGCGCGTTGTTGATGCCATCGGCTTGCAATTCTTCGCAGTTATATGCGTTGAAGATTACCGCATCGTGTTCTGCTATATAAATGATTGATGGCGTGACCCGCAGTGCGTGCCAGTAAATAGCAGCTTGGCAGATGTGCGCGAACTCCGGTTTTTTAGGCAGTGTGGCCTTTGCCCAGCCCTGCGACCCGTCTTTCAACAGTTTTGTTTTGCGTGGTGCTTTGGTTTTCATCTCCGCAAACATACTGCCTTCAACAAGCAAATCGACAAAGCCCAAGATCGGCACGTTCACATCATCTAACCAACATTCAATGCGTTCTTCATCAATCGCGCCTGTGAACCCGTTTTCTACACAAATATTTACGCCTTGATGCACCATCGCAGGAATAACTTCACGAAACTTCACACGCAAAACGTCATCTTCATCTGCCGGATGAAAGTCAAAAGCAAGCTGCGCGGCTTCAATGGCTTCATCAATATCTGCGCCGTGGCACACTATTGATTGCACTGCCGTATGTACTGACGTACCAATTGCAGCGCGTTCCCCAACGCCAATTTCTTGCCGCTGTTCTTTTGTCAGATGCAAATAATCAAATATCCACTTTGCCGGTGAGCGTAAAAGCTGGCTAGCCGATAAATGGCTAAACCCTGCGGTTTTCCAAAGTTCACTTATTTCCCGTTTTTTCATTTCACCACGTTAGCCCAGATCGTTCCCAAATAGCAACAGTTATTTTTTGACTTTACAGATTGGATCGTTTTGGGCAATGCTAGGCAAAATTGAAAGGGGCTTGCAATGAGTGGAAGCAAATCAAAAAACAAAGGTCGCGGCTATGAATATGAGATAGCCAAAGAACTTTTCGACCATCTTGGGTTGAATTTTGTGCGGGAATTGGATCAAACGCGTCAAGCGCATCTTGGGGATTTGGTGACTACTGATTGTGATTTTCCTTTTGTGATTGAATGCAAAAGATACAAAGCTGGCGTTTCTGGCGACTGGTGGTCACAAGTCTGCACCGCTGCGGCGATTGCCGAAAAACTGCCTGTGCTGTTTTACCGTCTCGATAGAATGAAAACCCGCGTGCGCTTGCCAGTGGCGGCTATCGTGGGGCTTGCTGGCTGGTCGCCTAATGAAGATGCGGCTGAACAGTACGATTGGCGATATGCCGTTGAAACTGATTTGGACACCGCGATGATGATAATTCGGGAGCATATAAATGGATGACGATATCGGCAAAAAGACGGTAGGTGACCGCGAATACACGATGGTTTCAAGCGAAACTTGGATTGATGTTAAAGATTTAACCGTCAACATCGTCAAAGGCAGAACCGGCGTGAAGGTCTGGATTTACGAACGCAACACTGGCAACCCCGATCCATTAGCGATTGCTGAAGCCGATTATGTTCGTATCACAAATAGGCGGGCAAATATCATACCGTTTTTTCCGAAGGGCACTTTCACCAAATAGGGGGATGTAATGGAAACCGAACAAAACCTAAAAATGGAATTGCTGACAATCAGCGACATTGGCAAAGCTTGGAAATGTGAGCCGGTCAAGTTGCCGCAGTATTGCCAGCTCGACTTTGCACTGACAAGACAAGGCAAAATTGAAGCATTTGCCGAAGTGAAGTGTCGGACATTTGAACGCACAAGATATAGAACGTCACTGATCCATTTGCACAAGATGATGTATGCGCGGCAAGTGGCGTTTGAGACCGGCATACCGACTTTCTTGATAGTGCGCTGGACTGACTGCATAGGTGCGTGCAGTTTCAAAGTGGATTTTGCCACAACGATAGGCGGCAGACGGGATCGCGGGATTGAACGCGATTATGGCTTGATGGCAGAAGTGCCAATTGATGAATTTCATATTGTGAGGGAATTTGATGAAACGATCTGAAGCACTGGAAAAGGTGCAGCTAATATTAGGTGAACGCGGTGCGTCTTATGGCGATCTGCGGAAAAATTGGACGCAAACCAGCCAGATGATGAGTATGGTGGTCGGCAAGGATGTAACGCCGGAGCAATTTGGCGCGATGATGATTGCGATGAAGCTGTCACGGCTTGCCAACAGCGAATGCAGCCACGCCGACAGCCTGTTAGATATTATCGGTTATGCAGCTTTAACTTTGGAGATTTTGCACGATGAATGAATTTTTGTTGCCAGATGATAATGTGCAAATCAGTTTTAGCGGCGGCAGAACGTCAGGTTATATGCTGCACCGCATTTTAGAAGCAAATAACGGCTTGCCAGATCGCGCTGTTGTAACATTTGCAAACACTGGCCGCGAAATGGCGCAGACTTTAGACTTTGTTAATGAATGCGCGGTAAAATGGAATGTGCCTATAGTATGGCTGGAATATGATCGACCAGATGGGAAGGCTGGTTATGCGGTTACAAATTACGAAAACGCATCGTTTTATGGCGAACCATTTGAATTGATGGTGCATCAAAAGAAATATCTGCCGAATATCGCGGCTAGATTTTGCACAACAGAACTGAAGATTTTGCCAATGAAGCGTTATTTGGTCAAAGAAAAGGGCTGGAAAAAGTGGGTTGCGGCTGTTGGCATTCGGGCAGATGAAGCACACCGCGAAAAGACCGAAAGCAAAGATCGTTGGCAATATTGGTTTCCAATGATCCGCGCTGGCATCACTAAAGCTGATATTTTGGCTTTTTGGGAAGCGCAGTCATTTGATTTGAAGTTGCCAAACGTCAAAGGCGCATCGCCTTATGGCAATTGTGATTTTTGCTTTTTGAAAAGCGAAAGCATTTTGGCATCAATGGCAAGGGAACATCCAGATCGGGCAGAATGGTGGATAAGGCAAGAAAAGTTTGTCGGCAGCACATTTAGAAAGGGGCGTGATTTGGCGGAATTTGTTGATTTTGTATCGCGGCAACAAGACTGGATATTTGACGAGCAAGGTTATTTTTGCCAAGCAAGTCACGGGGAGTGCGTCATATGAGCATTAAAGCAGTATCTTGGGCATTGGAACAGTCTTTGGGCGACAGTACCGCCAAGCTGGTGCTGATCGGCATCTGTGACCGTCATAACGATGATTATAATGTGGCGTGGCCTTCAATGAAGTGGCTGTCGATTGCGGCTGATTGCAGCGAAAGAACTGTGATCCGCAAAGTGCAAAAGCTTGAAGAAATGGGGCTGTTGTCGATAGAAAAGCGACCAAACAAGACCAACCGTTATCAAGTCATACCACTTGAAACTAACCATAGTGACAAATTGTCACCTAGTGACACAGCTATGTCACCCCATAGTGACACCCATATGTCACCCGAACTATATAGAACAATAAATAATAAAAAGGGGAAAACCAAAGTTGTTGACTGGGAACCTGATGAGGCTGATCGCCAATTTGCTCAAAGCAAAGGGTTGGATGCAGCCGAAGTGCTAGAGGCAATCCGGCTATGGGATAAACAGAACGGCAATAAAGCCGCATATATCGACCTGACAGCCTTTTGGCAGAACTGGTGCATAAGAGATGCCAAAAAGAAGCCAAAGCGCACCACAGGCTATTCTAAGCCCTTTAATGGGCAATCCAGCGAATGGACACCGCCGCAACGCAAGATGGTCACGCTGGATCAGTGGAAATCGCTGACTGATGGGATGCGAACCTATTACAAGCAAAACCGGCCAGATGTGATCGCCGAATTGAAGAAAGTTGGTGCGGATGTGTAAAAAGGTGTTGACAGGTGTGAAAGGATGTGTTATAACATAAGAACAATAGCAAAACGGGAGTGTTGCAATGATTTCAAGACAAGAAATAATCGAATATAAGGACGGCTCGAAAGAACTGGTTTATATTGATCTGGAAACTGGTGAAACATTTGTTAGACCAGCAACGGCTGATGACGTTGAGGCTATCGCATTTATCAATGCACCGGCGACCGGATGGGCAAAACAATTTTTCGGAGGCCTAATCTAATGCCCCGCCTATTCTTCATAGCAGTATTGGTGGCCGGTTGTTCTTACACGCCGGTCGCTGATCTGCGGGTCAGTGGTGATAAGGCGCAGCTTTACCAGCGTGACCTAACTGAGTGCCGCCAGCTTGTTGATGAGGCGTTGTCGCCGCTGCAGTTCGGTGCGGAGATCAAATGGTTGAATGAGTGCTTGCGGGGTCGTGGGCATAGCGTATTGGGGGTCTGATATGGTTAGGGATACGATTGGAATGCTGTTTGTGACCGCACTGGTCATTACGTTTGGCACTAACGCCATCACCAGCGATTATAACATCTGGGCGTTGATGGTGCGGTTTGGTGGCTGAAGAAATTGAATGCCCAGAATGTCTGGGCAATGGCTGGCTTGTTTATTGGGTGGGCAAGCGTGGAGCCAATGACCCTTGTGGCAGCGAGGTGCAAGATGATTGCGATGTTTGCCACGGGTCGGGAGTAGTAGAAAACCCAGATTGGAGTGGATAAAAAAATGATTGATGAACCTACTGATAAATTTGACGCAGTAATGAAGCGTGAAATATGGAAATATCTTGCAAAGCGATTAACTCAGCCAGTAGAAGAAATGCCGATGAAAAAGCGATTGCGGACTAGGATTGTGGCAGGGCTGAAAGCAAACAAAATGGATAAAATGGGGACATATCATACTGAGCTAACAATTGGCGAAGCATTAACAATCAATTTGAATGAGCTAAAAAGGACGCCTAACTTTGGCAGAAAATCATTTAAATACTGGAAAGAATTGCGATCTCATTATTTGGAAGGTTTTAGGCTTTTGTTGGATTAACTAAACGTCAACAGCAAGGGGAAGCAAAGGGCGGCATTGACCGCCTTTTGTTTTGCGGATAACCTAGCGCAATGGATGACTATTGCTTGTTTTTTGAGAATGAAGTCGATTGCGGGATATGTGGTGCGCCGACTTATGCTATTGTAGAGGCCAACAGTGGCACGATCAACTGCACTGAATGCGATGGCATTATCTTTGATGCACGCGACTGCCACGGCACAGTCGTCATATTGGAATTAGACAGCGAGACACAGCACTGATGCAGATAAGCGTTAAAGCAGACATCAAGAGGCTGACACGCGGCTTGAATGATATCCAAAAGAAACAGATACCATTTGCGACCAGCCGCGCACTGAATGATGTTGCGGCTACAGTAGCAATGAAATCATTGCGGCAAAAAGCACAAGAGGTCTTTAAAGGCGGGGCAACAGGCTTCACCAAGACTGGCTTTAGATATGAAAAAGGCAATAAAAATAACCTAATGTCAAAGGTGTTTATCGAAGGCGCACGCGCTGACTTCTTGAAGTTTCAGATTGCAGGTGGCACACGCTTCCCTGAAAGACGCTCTTTGATGATACCAACCAAGCACACAAAGCTGACCAAGCTGGGCAACATCAGACGCAGTGAGTATGCCAAGATGATTAATGACCGCGCCAAATACTTCAGCGGCATACCAAAGGGGCTGCAAGGAGCGCACCTTGCTGGCATCTGGGAAAGATACGGCAGGCAAACAAAGGCAGGCACAGGGCAGAAGATTAGGATGGTTGCCAAGTATCGTGATCGCGGTCAGTACCAACCGAAGTTCCCATATGCTGACACCGTTGCCGGAGTTGTGTTCGGGCGCAAAGATGGCGTGGCAGAACGCTTCCAAAAGCGGCTGGCTGAAGCATTGCGGAGCAAGAAGCGATGATGCCACTGGCAAAAGGTACTTCCAGCCAATGCCATTTATGGGTTGTTCGGCAGCGCGGATGTTAGCTAGCGTCAGAATTTTGACAATAATTGAGGGGGCGTCAATAAATTGACAGCACAAACAGCAAAAAGGCCAGTAGGTAGGCCAAAAATCGAGGATGCAGATTATAACGCAGCACGCGCCAGAAAAATGGAAGCTGACGCGCAAATGGCCGAACTTGAGTTGTTACAAGCCAAACGCAAGCTGGTAGCATCTGATGACGTTGCTGGGGCTTGGGTCGAGGTGTTAGCGGCTATGAAGGCGAAGCTGTTGGCGTTGCCATCCATCTGTGCGCCTATCTGCGCCACTGAGACAGACTTGCCAACCATTCAAAGCATATTGGAAAACCAAATAAGGGAAGCGTTAGATGAATTATCATCTTACCAACCACACGAACACGCTGGACGCACAGTCGTCACTGATGGCGGTGATAACGGAAGCGATGCAAACGCTGAAGCCGCCGCCCCGTCTAAGCGTGGGCGAGTGGGCAGACCGCGAAAGGCGTCTGTCATCGGAGGCTAGTGCAGCCGCCGGTCGATGGATCACTTCAAGGGCTGAATATCAGCGCGGCATTATGGATGCCATTAGCGATCCGACTTTGCGTGACATTGTAGTTATGGCTGGCGCACAGGTTGGCAAAACCGAAATGCTGTTGAACGTCATCGGTTTTCACATCCACCACGATCCTGCGCCAATCTTGCTTGTGCAGCCAACGCTGGAAATGGCACAGGCGTTTTCTAAAGACCGTCTTGCGCCAATGCTGCGTGATACACCGGCTTTGAAGTATAAAGTCAAAGACCCACGCAGCCGCGATGCAAATAACACCACAACGCACAAAGTCTTTACTGGCGGTCATATCAGCCTAGTCGGGTCGAATAGTGCGGCTGGGCTGGCATCAAGGCCAATCCGCATCGTTTTATGCGATGAGGTTGATCGCTTTCCGGTTTCGGCTGGTTCTGAGGGATCGCCAATCTTGTTGGCGCGTAAAAGGTCGGCCACGTTCCACAACCGCAAAATGGTAATGGTCAGCACGCCAACCAACAAAGGCGCGTCAATGATTGAAAGCCAGTATGCAGAAAGCGATCAACGGCAATATTTCGTGCCTTGCGAAGATTGCGGCACAGTGCAGACGTTGAAGTGGGGGCAAGTGCAGTGGGAGAAAGATAAGCCCGACACCGCTTGCTATGTCTGCGAAAGCTGCGGCAGTGTTTGGGATGATCCAAAACGCAATCGTTCAGTGCGGAAGGGGCAGTGGGTCGCGACCGCTGACTATAACGGCATAGCCGGTTTTCACATCAACGGCATTTACAGCCCTTGGACGGTAATGGCTGACGCAGTGCGTGACTTTCTGGTCGCAAAGAAGTCAGCCGACACGTTGCGCGTGTTTGTAAATACGTTCTTGGCAGAAACGTGGGAAGATGCTGGCGAGACTGTTGGCGATATTGACTTTCAAGGCCGCGAAGATGACTGGGGCGATGCGGTGCCAGATGACATTGTGGTCGTCACCGCTGGGGTTGACGTTCAAGATGACCGGCTTGAACTAGAAATCGTTGGTTGGGGTCGTGATGAAGAAAGTTGGTCGCTGGGTTACAAAACGCTATATGGCGACCCGTCAACGCCGCATCTGTGGAATGATCTTGATAACATCCTAAAAGTGGCATATTCGACAGAAAGCGGTCGCCAGCTAGGCATCAGGGCAGCGTGCATAGATAGTGGCGGTCATTACACACAAGCGGTCTATAACTTTGTCCGGCCACGAGAAGGGCGGCGCATTTTTGCGATTAAGGGTATGGGCGGGGAACAACGGCCACTGGTATCCAGACCTACAAAAAACAACATTGGCAAGATTAAATTGTTTGCCGTTGGCACTTTTCCAATCAAGGAATTGATTTTTTCTAGATTGCGCGTACAATCTGAGGGTGCGGGTTATTGTCATTTTCCGGCGGGGCGTTCTGACGAATATTATCAGCAATTAGCAAATTCTGAAAAAATCGTCACAAAGTATCAAAAAGGGTTTCCGCGCCGCGATTTTGTCAAGACACGCACAAGAAACGAAGCACTTGATTGCAGGGTTTACGCATATGCCGCGCTGTGCATCTTGTCGCTGAATATCAATGCTGTTGCCGATAGGGTAGTTAATGCGCCGGAACCAGAAACAAAGCCGCAGCCGCAACAGTCCAATCCACTTGCACGCCGCCCGAAGCAAGGTGGCTTTGTTAATAGCTGGCGGTAAATAATGGCAAACAGATTTGATATTGATGAAGCCCCTGACGGGCAGCAACCAGAAACAATCATTATTGGCGATTATCTGCTTTGGAAGCGCACTGATTTAGTTGATGATTATCCACTGGCAACGCACTCAATGGAATATGTCGCACGCATCACTGGCGGCGGATCAACTGAAATCAAAGTTGCAGCGACCGAAAGCAACGGCACATATGTGTTTGAAGTGGACAGCGCAACGTCAGCCGGTTACACCGCTGGCTTTTATCACTGGCAGCTAGAAGTCACGGAAACCGCATCCGGCAATCGCGTGGTCATCGAACGCGGCACATTTACAGCCGTTGAAGATTTGGACGTCAATGGGGCTGACCCGCGCACCCACGCTGAAATAATGATCGGCAAGATTGAAAGCATTTTGCAAGGCAAGGCTGATGCAGACGTTTCAAGCTATTCGATTAATGGGCGGTCATTGACAAAAATGAGTTTCCAAGACTTGATTGATGCGCGTGACTTTTACCGCAAAGAATATGCCAAAGAACGGCAAAAAGAACGCGCTTTGGCGGGTGAGAATACCGGCGCAACCATCTTGGTGAGGTTTTAACAATGGGCATCTTTGACTTTTTCAAAGCAAAGCCCCAACCACGCAAGGCGGTTCGGGCGTTTCACGGGGCTGACACTGGCCGACTATTCAGCGATTTTGTGGCAAGCAGCCGGTCGGCAGATAGCGAAATCAAACCATCACTGCGCGTTTTGCGGGATCGTTGCCGCGAAATTAGCCGTAACCATCCATATGCCAAACGCTATTTGCAGATTATGTCAACAAACGTGGTCGGCGCGAATGGCGTGCGGATACAAGTCAGAAAGCGGAATGACGACAATTCACTAGACAGCGTGGGCAACCGGATCATCGAACAAGCGTGGCAAGCGTGGGGTCGGGCTGGTTTTTGCACTGTTGATGGCCGCGTTTCGTGGGTGCAAGCGCAGCGGCTGTTTATGGAAACGCTGGCGCGTGATGGCGAAGTGCTGATCCAAAAGATTAAGAACCCAGCCGGAAACCCATTTGGCTTTTCGTTAAAGTTTCTGGAAGCTGACTATCTTGATGAAGGCTATGATGCGCGGCTGAATAACGGCAACGAAGTGCGTATGGGCGTTGAATTAGACAAGCGCACCGGCAAGCCGTTGAATTATTACCTGTTTGAAGATCATCCGCACCACGATCAAGGCTATGGATCGCGCACAAAACGGCATCATAAAATTGTGCCAGCCAGTGAGATTATTCATTGCTATTTGCAGGATCGTGCCGGTCAAACGCGGGGCGTGCCTTGGATGAGCAACGTATTATCGCGCCTAAAGATGCTGGACGGCTACGAAGAAGCCACGTTGGTCAATGCGCGGGTTGCTGCGTCAAAGATGGGTTTCTTTGTATCACCCGAAGGCGATGGCTTTGTTGGTGACGATTATGACGGCGCAGCACCGATTTTAAACGCGGAACCGGCAACCTTTAGTCAGCTTCCCGCCGGAATGTCGTTTCAAGCCTTTGACCCGCAAAACCCGACAGACAGCTTTGCGGAGTTTGAAAAAGGCATATTGCGCGGCATTGCGTCCGGTCTGGGCGTTTCATATGTATCGCTGGCGAATAACCTTGAAGGCGTTAGCTATTCATCAATTCGGCAAGGCACAATTGAAGATCGCGACCATTTCAAGATGGTTCAACAGTTTATGATCGACCAGTTTATTGACCCGATTTATAGGGCTTGGCTGGAAATGGCGATAACTGTTGGCCGCGTCAGCTTGCCAATGGGCAAATATGACCTATTTGCTGATCAAGTTATTTATCGGCCACGCGGCTTTGCTTGGGTTGATCCAGCTAAAGAGATCAACGCCAGCGTCACCGCACTCAACAACGGCATCGTCAGCTTGCAAGATGTGCATTCGCAATATGGCCGCGATACTGAAGAAATCTTTGAACAGATCAATCGCGAAAGCGAACTGGCTGATCGTTACGGCATAGACACCGCTTTTCAGCCTTTCGGCACTAAGTTACCAGCGCAACCATCAATAGATGCAGGGCAAGAAGATGGCGACCTATAAAGGCGTTGAAATCAACCTAAAGCCGACCGAAGGGATGGCAGCGGAAGCGCGTAAATTTAAAAAGTGGCGCGAAGAAGGCAAACAAGGTGGGACTGATGTTGCTGTGGCGCGTTCTACACAACTGGCTAACCGGCAAGAACTATCTGCCGACACAGTGCGCCGGATGCACAGCTTTTTCAGTCGGCACGAAGTTGACAAGCAAGCCGAAGGGTTTAGTGCTGGTGAAGATGGTTATCCGTCAAAAGGTCGCGTTGCGTGGGCAGCGTGGGGCGGTGATGCCGGTCAAACGTGGGCAAGGACAAAAGATGCTGCGCTTGATCGCATTGACGAACGTGGTCTAGATTTAAATGAAGAAATCGCTGATAATGTTGGCGAGATTATAGAAAGGGCTGAACCGATGGATGAGCAAAAGCCAATGGACAGGCACATTCAAA